TGTCAAAAGTGTTCGTTTGACCTGTTTGAACGGATTAAGTATATATAGAGACTATAATAGTTCAGAAGTCTTTTAGAGCCTTCTTCACAACTGTTACTATAGACTGTACATAACTGTTACAAGGCAGGTGTATTCTGTCCAAAACTAGGGGGCTAGATGACGTTCGAAAAGGGGCCAACTAACGCCAAGACTGTCAAGGCAAATGCCGAGAAGCAGCAGGTGCTTGATATGGTATCCGAGGGCATGAGCCTTCCTACCGCCATGTCTAAGATGAACAAGAAGCCCGACACTGCCCGCATTTGGATTATGCGAGATGCTGACTTTGCCCGTCGTCTAGAGCAGGCTAAACTAGACGCTAAGTCCAATTCCCTTAAAGCCCTTGGTATCCCCAAGGAAGAGATTACCTTTGCTCAGTTCTCAGAACTATACCTAGGGTCTAAACTATTTCCCCATCATCAAGACTGGATTGATTTGATTGAGGGGCGCGAACCTTCGTGGCTTCACCCTGCTATGTCTTATGACCCAGGTGATGCTACCCGTATGCTCATTAACGTACCCCCTGAGCATGCCAAGTCCACCGTTATTACGGTGAACTATTCGACCTACCGTATCGCCATCAACCCTAATGTCCGCATCATCGTGGTCTCCAAGACGTTGAACAAAGCACGCGAGTTTGTATACTCGGTTAAGAACAGGTTGTCCCATCCACGCTATGCTAAGATGCAAAATACTTTTGGTCCAGATGGCGGCTGGAAGCAGGACGCAGAAACCTGGAAAGTAGATACCGTCTACCTTGGTGGCGATGCGCGTGATTCAAGTGAGAAAGACCCAACCATTCAAGCACTTGGTATGGGCGGTCAGATTTACGGAGCACGTGCTGACCTGATTATCCTAGACGACTGCATTACTACGGCTAACGCCCATGAGTATGAAAAGCAGATCAACTGGTTGCAAAAGGAAGTTATTACCCGTCTGGGTAAAAACGGTAAGTTGCTTATCGTGGGTACACGTATTGCTGCTACCGACTTCTATAGAGAATTGCGTGACCCGAAGTATTGGTCTAATGGCAAGTCCCCCTTTACCTATATGGGAATGCCTGCAGTATTAGAGTATAAAGAAAAACCTAAAGATTGGTTAACGCTTTGGCCTAAGTCTGACATCCCTTGGGATGGAGATGATGACAATCCAGATGAAGATGGTTTATATCCTAAGTGGGACGGACCAGCCCTGAACAAACGTCGCGGTGAAGTTACCGCCTCTACCTGGGCGCTGGTTTACCAGCAGGAAGATATTGCAGAGGATTCGATATTCCCTGCACCTCTGGTACAAGGTTGTATCAATGGCATGCGAAAGCGTGGTCCATTGAATGCTGAGGCGGCAGGACATCCTGCAGATGTACGTGGATATACAATTATAGGCTTTGACCCTGCCATGACTGGCAACTCAGCCTTTGTTGTTATTAGTTATAATAACCTTGATGGACGCATTTATGTTTTAGATGCTGTCAATATGTCAGAACCTACGCCACAAAAGATTCGATCTACAATTGAAGAACTTGTTCAGAAGTATAGACCTAATGAATTGCGCGTTGAGATTAACGCACACCAAAAGGGATATGCTCTAGACGATGATTTGCGCAACTGGCTTGCTCAGTATGGCTGTAATTTAAAGCCACACTTTACTGGCAAGAACAAATGGGACACAAACATTGGTGTTGCTTCTATGTCTAACTTCTTTGGCACAGTCCGAGAAGGTAAGTTTCAGAAGAACAACACAATTGAGTTTCCATCAACCGAAGGCTCTGAAGGTATTAAGGCTCTTATCCAGCAGTTGATGACATGGAAACCTAACACTAAGGGTAAGACTGACTGTGTTATGGCTCTATGGTTTGCCGTCTTGCGAGTTCAAGAACTCATGCAGGCTGCATCATTTACAAATAGATATAAAGAAAACCGTTGGGCAACTAAAGCACAGCGATCAAAAAAAGTATCAGTCAACCTAGACGCTGCCTATCAAGAGCAGTGGCAAGAAATATATGGATAGGAACTACAATGGCATCAAAATCATATTCACCAAAACCTATGACACCTGCGGCCAAGGCTAAGGCTGGCGCACGTGGTAAGGCACAGGCTTCAAAAGTATCGCAAAAAACCATTGACCAAATTAAAAAAGATGGTATGACAAAGGCCATCGCCAAGGTCAAAAGCGGAACGGCAACACCTGCATACAAGATGGGCGCTACTCGTATGTATGGCAGCAAAAGAACTGCAGCATCAACTCCTGCCACGTCTCCAAAGTCACCAGAAGTATCATTAAAAGATAGATATATGCCAAAACCTGAAGATGTTAAAAAATTCTTAAAAGGCGCAGGTAAAGAAAATCTTGAAATAGCAAAAATGCTTGGAAAGGCTTTCGGAGCATACACAAAAGCAACGACTATTCCTGCTGTCACTGCGGCAAAGACAATCAAGAAAATTGCATCTAAGAAGCCACCTCGTAAGTAAAAATAATTTTTCCCTTTAATCGTTAGGAAACCACAATGGCACCAAAGAAAAAGTTAGATAAACCTTCTTTATATAACCCCAATAGCATATACAAAATGCCGATGACTCCTGCCCAGCAAAAACGATACAATAAATTAAGCGCTAATCCTAAAACAAGTCAAACTATGTTTACTTTGCCTAAGGGAACAGAAAAATTGTCTGTTGAAGAAAAAAAACAAATTCAAAACAGAAGGTCTTTAGACCGTAAACGTACATTGGCACGCGCTGCAGCAATTATTCGCCGTGACGTAGGTGTAAAAACTTCTAGAGTTAATCCTCCAAAGCCAAAGCCAAAGAAATCATCAAAACCAAAAACAACTTTTGGAAATTAATTTTTTAATCAAACGTTAGGACAACAATGTTAACAATAAAGCAGATTGCTGCGCGAGTAGAATCGTTAAAGGACAGGTCGCGTGAGCGCGATAGCCGTCACGAAAACGTACTTGCTGTTCGCCAGGGTCATATTGCTAGCGTCTATCCAGATTTTTTTCCAGATGGTATTGATGCTAACGTAGTTGCTAACTTTATTGACATTGTTGCTCGTGATTTATCTGAGGTTATGGCTCCACTACCTGCTATCAATTGCTCTGCAATTAATCAAGCAGAAGATAAGCCACGTAAGTTTGCTGATCGCCGTACTCAGATTGCAGCAAATTATTTTGTTAATTCAGATTTGCAAGTACAGATGTATACTGGTGCTGACTGGTACATCACATTTGGTTTCGTCCCTTTCATTGTTGAATTCGACGAAGAAGCAGGGCTGCCACGTATTCGCATAGAAAACCCAGTGGGGGCTTACCCAGAGTTTGACCGCTATGGACGTTGCATTGCCTTTGCTAAGAAGTACCGCATGACAATAGCCGAACTAGTTGCACAGTTCCCAGAACAAGAATCACAGATTCTTGGTGATAAAGGCTATGACCAGAATATGAATGCAGACTTAACTGTTATTCGTTACTACGATAAAGAACAATCTGTTATTTATATTCCAGATCGCAATAACGCTGCGTTATCTGTAGCGGTAAACCCAGTCAAGAAGATGCTAGTTCACATTGCACGTCGCCCATCTGTTGATGGACAAATGCGTGGACAGTTTGATGACGTACTTGGTATTCAGTTGCTCCGAAATCGTTTTGCATTACTTGCAATGGAAGCAGCAGAGAAGTCAGTTCAGTCACCTATCGTCTTGCCTAGTGATGTGCAGGAGTTTGAGTTTGGTGGCGATGGTGTCATCCGCACAAACAATCCTGCTGGTGTTCGCCGTGTAGAACTTCCTATTCCTGCAGGTGCATTTAGCCAGCAGCAAACCCTACAGGCAGAACTTCGTACTGGTACTCGTTACCCAGAATCACGTACTGGAAACGTTGATGCTTCTATTATTACGGGACAAGGTGTGCAAGCACTTATGGGTGGCTTTGATACGCAAATTAAATCTGCTCAGGCTATCTTTGCTTCTACACTTAAAGATGTTATTTCAACTTGTTTTGAGTCTGATGAAATAGTATTTGATTACAAGAAAACAATTCGTGGAGTAGATGCAGGTGCACCATATGCACTTGAATATCTTCCATCAAAGGACATTAAGGGTGACTACTCAGCCGATGTTCGCTATGGCATGTTGGCTGG